CAGGTGGTCACCAGACCTCGCCTCGACCGACAGAAGCCCCGCCGCTAATGCGCTCCTTTCGAATCTGGAGGGCGGAGCAAAGCTCCTTGGTGGAGGAGTTGTACAAGTTGGAACCGGAGTCCAGCGTACCACGCAAACGTGGTACAGTCTGGAGCTTCTGAGCGGACCTGAGGTTGTCGTGTTTCCCGACCTCCTCGCCCGGCTCCAATCTTACTCGGCGTTCAGACCGAGAGATGCGTCCCTTGTGACCGTGTTGCGTGCACGGGCCACTGAATGGTGTAAGCAGGGGGTACCCTCGTGGGTTTGGCCCTTGGTCATACCCACCTCTGTTGCCCTTGCCTTGTCACCTACTGTCACCGATATCATTGCGTGTGATATCATTGGGCACGCAGGCAATTCCGCCCTTCTCAACTCACCGACTTAGTGTTGTCCGGTCGATGCGGGAGGTTACTGCTACGGGCGAAGGCCCTCTGCAGTGACTGGTGCCCTAGACACCACCCAAGTTGATTGGGACTCATGTGAGTTGAGTCGTAGGTCGATGATCACTGCTTGGCGAAGCGGAATACCTGGCACGTGGGTTCCGCTGGTACACAGAACGTGCCCCCACAACGAACTCGAGGCCCTTTGTGCTAGAGTTCTGGGACCTCTCCCCCCCGGCGTATTCGCTCCACTGGCTGGTGGACCTTCTCGAGTCTTTCGCAGACTCAGGTCCATTGCAGGGAGATACGGCGGGCATAAGTGGTCCCTCCTCGAGACTGCGCTATCTTATAAGGGAGCGATGCGGGTCAAATACCTCAAGGTGGTGGAGTCTTTGCGTGATCGGCCGGTGGGCCATGCCGACGCTAGACTTTCCTGCTTTTTGAAGGCGGAGAAGACGAATCCACTGGCCAAATTCCAGAAACCACGCCTTATCTTTCCAAGAGATGGTAGGTACAATTTGGAGGTGGCTTCCCGCTTAAAACCATTTGAGCACTGGCTGTGGGGTTATCTCACGGGCAGGAGGATATGGGGAGGGTCAAACACGAGGGTTGTGGCTAAGGGGCTGTCACCGGGACAGCGTGCGCGCCTGATAGTTAAGAAATTCAATAGCTTCAGGGACTGCGTTGTGTTTGAGGTTGATGGTAAGGCTTTTGAGGCTCATGTGGGCCCTGACCATCTAGTACAGGAGCACTCTGTTTATGGTGCCGCTTACCCCCTTGACAAGGGGTTGGCGACGCTGCTGAGTGAGCAACTGCGCCTTAAGGGTAGGTTGCCGTGTGGAGCCAAATTTGACAGACCTGGCGGAAGGGCAAGTGGAGATTTCAATACGGGCATGGGTAACACGTTACTCATGCTGGCAATTGCTGCGGGTGTAATGAACCGCTACAGCGTGACTTATGACATGCTGGTGGACGGTGACAACGCGTTGATCTTCTTAGAGCGTCCGACGTCAGGGATGGTGGTTGCAAATTTGGCTGCAGACGTACTTGCATCTAGTGGTCACGAGTTCACTCTCGAGAGACCTGTCCATATTTTGGAGGGAGTCCGGTTCGGGCGCTCTGCTGTCGTACACCTGGGACGGAAACTGGGTTATACGATGGTGAGGGATCCTTACTCTGTGATGTCTGGCGCGTGCAGCAGTCACAGGTATCTCCGAGAGCCCAAGTTTGCTAGGGAGTACCTGGCCGGAGTTTCAATGTGCGAGCTTTCCATGGCTCGCGGCGTCCCCGTGCTTCAGGCATGGGCCTCCACAATCCTCGCATCTACGAAGTTTACTGGAAAGGTGAGGGAGACCCCCTTCGCTGACTATCTTGTCCAGGGCGCGTGGTTTGCCGGTGTCAATGATGAAGTGGAAGTCTCCAGGGTTGCTAGGGAGAGTTTCGAGCGCGCTTTCGGAATCACACCCGAAGCGCAGATCCGCTTGGAGGAGTCTTTTGTCGGTCCGTCCTTTCCTTTGGACTTGTCTTGCCGCGTTGACTCCAGGGATCTGCTCAACCTCCCCGCCCATGTCATGGAGAGTTACATGGATTCTACGTGTTGATCGGGTTGTGCGTTTTCCGCTGTTCTGTGGCCCCCCTGCGAAACCGCTTGCTAGGGAACTTGGGGGTTGCGTAGCACCACCGGTGAGAGCTCAGTGGGAGTGCTCGTGGTGTTCACAGTCTGGGTCGTCTACCTGGCCTAGCTGGGGTTCTGCTAGTTCCCCTTGCCGTCAGGTTCAAGGAGAGGGTTGGTTCCTGGGTGACCCCGGTCAGACTGGCGTGTTCGGTATTGACGTGCAACAGGTGTCAGGCACCTGACCAAAAGTCCTGTAAGCAAAAGGCTAGCTCGGCCTGCGCTGTGTCGATAGGAGCCGTTCCACCGCGTTATGGTGCCTCTAGGGGGGTGTGGCCGTCCAAAGCAGCGATGCATTGGGCCGGGCGGCTACAGTGTTTGGTGAC